CCAACATGTAAGTGTTGATGCTCTGAGATGGGAGCACAGCATTTACAGGCTCATGAATAACGATCCTGAGTTCGCTGAATTGTTGTCGTGGCAGATCCATAACAAAGGATTTGGGTCTGCTAAGGATGGCAAGGTGAAGTACAAGGTTTCCGGGTGCCGTATGAGTGGGGATATGAACACTGCACTAGGCAACTGTTTGCTTATGTCTAGTATGGTGTATTCTTACTTGCAGCACAAAGGAGTAAAAGGCAGCCTCATCAATGATGGTGACGATTGCGTAGTTTTCATGGAGAAGCGGGATCTTCTCAGATTTTCCTATGGGCTGGACACTTGGTTCACTGAAATGGGTTTTAAGATGAAAGTCGAGGACCCTGTTGAAGTGTTAGAACAAGTAGAGTTCTGCCAGTGTAGGCCGATTTGGACTGAGGAAGGTTACTTGATGGTCAGAAACGTTAGGCAGTCGCTGGCTAAGGACAGCATTAGTTTGAAGCCTCTTGACAACTTCAAGATATTCGAGAAGTGGTGTTTTGAAGTTGGTGGGTGTGGGTTGAGTCTCACAGGGGGGATTCCCGTTGTGAGTCACTTTTACAAGTGTTTGCAGAGGGCGTCTCATGGTAGAAGTTCTGGTCGTCTAGGGTATGATCCAGTCTTCGAGACTGGCATGCGCATGATGGCCAAGGGCATGACCAGAGAGCTCAGCGGACACATACACCCCAAGACGAGGTTTTCATTCTATCTAGCTTTTGGGATCCAGCCAGACAATCAAGTACTTTGGGAAGAGTACTATGATGCCTACGCGTTGCAATATACTGAAGCCGAACCCATTTATGAAGCTTCCCCAAGCTTCACAGTTTCCCGATCCATTCCTCAAGCCTTCTCTCAACTTTGAGAGTTGTCAAGATTTCCATCTACACAGTTAAACGTCTAAAGCCCTTCGATTTAGACACCTTATTGTTGCACACGTGCATGTCTGATGGCGTTAGTGGAAAGACGACGAAGGGGGGGCGCAATGATAGCGGCACCCGAAGCCCTCGTGGCAGGGGTGAGAATAGCCCCGAGTCTATTCAAAGCCTTCAAGCAATGGTACGACAGCTCCAGTCAGATGTCGACAAACTTAAATTTGCAGAACACAAGCGGAGGGAGGTCTTCAGGAGGCAAGAGGAGGCAAGGCAAGCAGAAGCGAG